ATGGAGCGACCCTGTTCAATGTTCGTTCCTGCGGAAGACTTCGTGGTGAGCTACGGGGCTTCTGATCTGGTTACCTGTGAGAGAGCCACTCACATAATGAAGCGGACCAGCAATGAAATCCGTAAATTGCAGGTCTCCGGCTTCTACAGCGACATTGATTTGCCTGACCCCAGTCCTGACACAAGCGAGATCGAGAGGAAATACAACCAGTTAACAGGCGGGTCGGCCAATTATGAGTTCGATAACCGCCACACTATTCTGGAAATCCAGGCTGAACTGGATTTACCCGGCTTTGAAGACACCGAGAACGGTGAGCCGACAGGGATTGCGCTTCCTTATGTTGTAAGTATCGACAAGTCGAGTCGAAAAGTGCTTTCGATCCGCAGAAACTGGTATGAAAACGACCCGGTGAAGATGAAACGGGAGCATTTTGTCCATTATCAGTACCTTCCGGGCCTCGGGTTCTACGGATTCGGCCTGATTCACATGATTGGGGGGCTGGCGAAGTCCGCNACNAGCGTTTTACGCCAGTTGGTGGACGCAGGAACNCTTTCCAACCTGCCCGGTGGCTTAAAATCCCGTGGATTACGCATAAAAGGCGATGACACGCCGATTATGCCGGGTGAATTCCGCGATGTGGACGTTCCGGGCGGCGCAATNCGCGACAACATCACGTTTTTGCCCTACAAAGAGCCTTCCAACGTCCTTTACCAGCTTTTAGGCGATATTGTCACCGAAGGCAGGCGATTTGCCTCTGCGGGCGACGTAAAAGCCGCCGATATGAACGCCGAAGCGCCGGTTGGTACAACACTGGCGATCCTGGAACGCTCAATGAAGGTGATGAGCGCAGTCCAGGCACGACTTCATGCCTCGATGCGCAAGGAATTGCGGATTCTTTCAGGAATAGTGCGTGATTTCGGCCCATCGGAGTATCCCTATGATGCTGCTGATGGTGAACTGACCCAGGAAGACTTCGATGACCGCGTGGATATCGTCCCGGTCAGCGATCCCAACGCAGGTACGATGGCACAGCGGATTATGCAGTACCAGGCGGCGTTACAATTAGCTGCCCAGGCACCGCAAATGTACGATATGCCGTTACTTCACAGGCAAATGCTGGAAGTTCTTGGTATTCGTGATGCAGACAAGATTGTTCCGCTTGAGGACGAGGTGGAAATTGCCGATCCGGTCAGCGAAAACATGAACATTATCAATGGCGAGCCGGTCAAGGCGTTTATCTACCAGGATCACGAGGCCCATATTCAGACCCACGTTTCTCTGATCCAGGACCCGAAGGTCATGGAAATCATGTCCCAAAGCCCCACGGCTAAAGCCTCTGAAGCGGCGATGGCAGCGCATATCTCAGAGCATGTTGCGTTTGCCTACAGGAGAAAAATCGAAGAAGAGCTTGGTGTTCCGCTTCCCGGTCCTGATGAGCCTTTGCCTGAAGATATCGAACTCAGGCTTTCAAGGCTCGTTGCGCCAGCAGCAGCGCAGCTTACCGGCAAAGACAAGCGTGAAGCTGAAGCGCAGAAGATGGCTGAACAGGCAGAAGACCCGATTATCCAGATGCAGCAGCAGGAATTGCAGATCAAGCAGGCCCAGGCGCAGGCAAAAGCGCAAACAGACATGGCCAAGATTCAGGCTGATTTGCAGAAAGCGGCTGATAAATCATCTCTTGAAAGAGAGAAATTGTCGCAGCAGGCAAGTCTTGAACAGGCGAAACTTGGAGCCAGGATTGCAGCCGACAATAGTCGAGAACAGCTTGAATCTAAAAGAATTGCTAGTAAAGAACAGCTTGAAGGTGCTAAATTAGGAAAAGAAATAGCTAAAGACTTAATGGGCGACAAGAACTCAGATGGATGAGTTAGACCTTTTAAGGGATAAGTACCGTGGGATGATGAATGAAATGAGCGATCACCTGAGTACGGGTGGTTGCAAAGATTTTTCAGAATACACGCGCTGTTGCGGGGTCATAGAAGGGCTTGCAGTAGCGGAAAGAGAATTGCTTGATCTTAAAAAGAAGATCGAGGAAGCATAACAACGTTGCATAAGGCAGCGCAGGTGACTCTGGACACCCATTTCCAGTGCAGGAAGATAACTAATGGCAAGTTCATTAGCAGCAGCAGAAGTAAACGAGACTGAGGAGAAGGTCGCAGAAATAAAGATCGACGAATCAGNANCTCGCAAAGCAAGTCAGATGCCGAAGCCGAAAGGCTACAAGATACTGATTGCTCTACCAGAACCTGATGAGAAAACGGATGGCGGAATTATTAAAGCAAGTCAGACCATACATGCCGAAGAAGTTGGCAGTATTGTTGGCTTTGTTCTGGACATGGGCCCGGACGCATACGCCAATCCGGGTCGTTTTCCAACAGGCCCGTTTTGCAAGAAAGGGGACTGGATCGTGATGCGCTCTTATACCGGCACACGATTTATGGTTCATGGGAAAGAGTTCCGTTTAATCAATGACGACAGTGTAGAAGCTGTGGTCGAAGACCCACGGGGTATCGTAAAGGTATGATCGAAGCAACAGAAAACAGCGTGGAACAGGCAGAATCCACCGCTGCACCAACGTCAGCCGAGGACAGGTTCTTCGGCGTCAAGACGCAAATTGCCAAGAAGTCCGGTCAACAAGAGGCTGCTGCTGAACAGCCCGACCTGGATTTGGAAATCATTGACGACAAGCCACCTTCCAAGAAAGCGGCAGAAGAACCAACAGGCGATGAAGAACTGGATCAATATAGCGCCAGTGTCAGAAAGCGTTTGGACAAAGCCACTTTCGAGAGAAGAAAGGCAGAGCGTCTTGCGGATGAAGCAGTTAAGGCTGCTCAACAGCTAAACCAGCAAAACCAGAATCTCAGCGCGAAGAACAAAGAATACGAGTCTTTGATAAATCGTGGTGAGACAGTGCTGGCCTCTCAGATTAAGGCAAAAGCACAGTTAGCGGCAGATAAAGCTAAAGCCGAGTATCGCAAAGCGCATGAAGAAGGCAATACAGATGCGATTGTTACTTCTCAGGAGAGCATGATTCAGGCTCAGTCTGAGTTAAAGGAAGCGCAGCGGTATGAAAATAATTTGCCGCCGCAGTTAACACCGGAACAACAGGCCGCTTATCAACAGCAAGTGGCTTATCAGCAACAGGCAGCTTATCAGCAGTCTGCCGCCCAGCAAGTCCCGGAACCAGAGCCCAGGGCAAAGGAATGGGGGGAGAAAAACTCATGGTTTGGAGATGAGGATCATAAGGGTATGACAGCATACGCTTATGCGCTTCACGAAGAAGCCATAAAAGATAACGGTCTTTCGCCTAATTCAGATCAATACTTTGAGTATATTGACAAGAATATGCGTAGCCGTTTTAATGATTATGATTGGTCGGACAATGTATCGGAAGATACGAGCGGTAATGGACAAGCCGCGCCTGCGACGACCAATCAGCCGTCCTCCGTGGTCGCCCCTTCCGCAAGGAATAACGGGGCCAAGCCGCGCAAAGTGCAGTTAACGTCCACCCAGGTCGCACTCGCTAAACGACTCGGGTTAACCAACGAACAGTACGCCAAACAACTCGTTAAGGAGATGTCAAATGGCTGATGAGCGCACTCCAAGGTTTCACGATACTCGTGCAGAAGATGTCCGTGAGAGTAATGACTCTTGGACTCCTTCTTCAATTTTGCCAACACCTGATCCGCAGGATGGCTGGGTTTTTCGCTGGATAAGAACCAGCGTTATGGGACAATCGGATAACCCGAATGTATCCCAGAAGTTCAGAGAGGGTTGGACGCCTGTAAGGGCAGAAGACCACCCGGAACTTCATATTCAGTCTGACATTAATTCCCAGTTTAAGGGGAATCTTGAGGTCGGCGGGTTATTGCTTTGCAAGGCTCCTAAAGAAAAAATGGATTCCAGGAACAAGCATTATCAGGATTTGGCACAAAAGCAGATGGAGTCAGTGGACAACAACTACATGAGGGAAAATGATCCGCGTATGCCACTACTGAAACCGGAGAAAAGTACGCGCACTACCTTTGGCAAAGGCTAGTTATCCTTTATGGATGTGGCCTTTATGTTTAACAAGTAGCACTGGGAGAAAACTAAATGGCTACAAGTGCAACTCCAAATGGTGCAGAACCGATTGGCACTTGTTCGAGCAGCGGCTCCTTTACGGGAAAGGTTGTTCACATCAAGATTGCCAGCGCGTATGACACCGCTATCTTCTATGGAGATTTTGTGAAGTTGGTTACAGCCGGGACGATTGAGAAAGACGCCGGAACTACCTCACTAACCTCCATAGGGATATTTATGGGCTGTAAGTACACTGACCCAAGCACGAGTCAGATGACCTTTAACCAAACCTGGCCTGCCGATACGGCAGCGTCAGATGCGGCGGGTTATGTTCTGATTGATCCTGATG